CCTTGCCGGAGACGGTCTGAGCCGCACCATTGACCTTGATGGCTTCAATCACGTTGGCCTGTGCGCCGGCGGGTGCGTGGGCCGCCTGGCTGTGGGTGTAGGCGGCGTCATAGTGAGATTTCAGCGTGTCCGTCAGGTCATTGGTCACCGTCGGGATTGCTGGCTTGCCGGAAAGGTCACTGTAGCTTCCGGTAAAGGCCACTGGTTTCAGGTCCGCAAAAAACTTTGCGATCTTGCCCAGGATGACCGTCAGCGCCTCGCCTGTGGCGATGTTCACCCGGGAGGAAGCAGTTGTGAAGGCGGGCTTGATGTTGGTGCCGTCCGCCTTTCCGTAATGGCTGGGCGCCTGTCCGCCGAGCTGGGCGGCATTGTCCACCACTCCATCATTGTCTGCGTCATAGGCGGCCTTCATCATATCGCCGTAGCCCAGCGCGCCCATGTTGTCGCTCAGGGCCTTGATCTTCCCATCCAGGACCTTGCCCTGGTTGGCGGACAAAGCATTCGCCGTGCTGGCGGAAGTCAGACTGTCCTCCACGATAGTCTTGTTGGCCCCTTCCGCGATCCCGGCCAGCTTGGCCTTCTCCGTGTTGGTGTAGTCGTTGGCGGACAAGCCCTTGCCGTCCACCTTGTCCACCTTACCGGCCAGCTTCACTTTGAGATTCTGCCAGAAGTACAGCAGCCCGTTCTGGCCCACTGCTTTTTCCGTTGCCATGCTGATCCCTCCTAAGTCTCCAGTATTTTTTGGATCTCCAGATTGCTGAGAAAACCGCCGCTCTCCAGCTTTCCCTCCAGCGTTTCCGTCAGTGAGGCAATGGCGGCAATCGGATGCTGCTCGGGCGCGTCCCGGTTTTTCAGCTTTGCGTGGTCTTGCTCGGACGGGACCTGAACCACATCGCGCAGCGCGGCGCCGAGTTCTGTGTCGCCCGAGCCTTTCATTTCCACGGGAAAGGCTTGACTGATGTCCTGAAACGCGATGTCGATTTTCATGGCAGCCTCCCGTCCTTCAGGATGCGGCCAACGGGTGTTCGGAAGATCTCGCTCGCCATGGACACTGCGCCGCACCGCACCCGGAGTTGGATCTCAACGTCCTGGCTGCTGTCCAGTTTCAGGGTGTCCTCCTCGGATAGCGTCAGGCTCAGATCGTTTTCCGTGGCCACGCAGTCCGTAAGTGCTTTCTCCAGCACCACCTGGGTCTGCACTCCGTACCGGGGCTCCCGCTGCGCAAACGCGATGCTGCATGCGTCGATCTTCTCACATGCAAAGGGCAACGTAAAAATGAGTGTCGGCGTTGTTCCTCTGTACATCCGTATCGCCCCTATTCGTATACAAAATGCAGCGTCCCTGTCGCCAGGGCGGAGCTCCCCGCCGTCAGGTCCTCGGTGCCATAGCTGTAGGCTGGCGCCGCTCCCAGATTGGTGCGGGCCGCCGCCGCGGTAGTCGCCCCTGTGCCGCCCCTGGTCACCGGCACCGTGGGCAGACGGGCCGCATCCAGCGTCCCGCTGTTGATGTCCCCGGCCCCATGCTTATGGGCCGAAGCAGCCGCCCCTATGGCCGCCGGCGTGATGGGATCGGACCCGCTGCTGCCGTGTGTGGAGGCGTGGGCGGAAGGTGCAAAAGAGGACGGCTTTCCGGTGATGGTGCTCCAGGCGTGACTGTGGGCGGCCGCCGCGTAAATCGGGTCAAAATAGGTCTTCAGCACGGCCTTGATCCGGCTCCACAGCACCCGCTTGGTCTTGCCGCCGTCCGCGCTGTCCACAAGCGGGAGACTGTCCCCATCCGCCGGCGTGGCCTTGGCCGCATTGTCCTTCAGCGGGGGCTCGTAGTCCAGGTCCGGCAACTGTTCCGCCGGAATCGTTCCGCCCTCCCCGAGAGAGGCTTTCCCATCCTCCAGCGCCTTCAGCGCGGCGTCAATGGCATCCATGTTGGGATTCATTGCCTGGGACGGATCGGCGTAGTCCGCGTCCTCATATTTCTTCAGTTTATAATTGGTCGTTTCTTTCATGAGATGGTCCCCCCTCGCACGTCGGCCCAGGTGCGGCTTTTTAGCTGGCTCCAGGTGTAGCCCTTCATATCGCCCCAGGTCCGATAGATGATGACGTAATCGTAAGCCAGATGGGCCGGCTTGATTTCTTCAATGGCGGCGGTCAGGTCGTCCAGGTTGGGCGGGATGCCCAGCGTTCCGGTAAATTTGATCTGGAAACGGTACTCCGCCGGGTATTCCAGCACATCCACCGCCCCGTTGGAGAAGCTCTCCGCCACATTCTGGATCATGGCCACGGTGGTAGTTCCCTGCCCCCTCAGCTTGGACAGGATGCGGGTGCGGCGGTACTCATCCGGCCTTTCCAGGTCTGTCTCCAGCCCCAGGGATTTCTCCCAATAGGCCAGGCCCCAGGTTGCCTTGGAGACGTCAAGCTGGTCGATCAGCCCGCCCTCCGCCGTCCACAGCGCCTGCGTCTGCCGGTCCAGTGCACCCTGAAGGGCCGACACCTGGGGGCTCCCGGCGTAAAAGTCCGGCAGATAGGCGATCAGCTCCCGGCTCATGTCAGGGTCACCTCCCCCAATGCCGGCACCTGCTCGGCCCCGATGCTCACGTTCCCGGTCCCGCCGTTCAGGGTCAGGCTGGTAAAGTCCAGCACACCGGGCAGGCTCAAGAGAAGGTAAGCCACCTGGTTATACCGCAGGATGCTGGTCCGGAAGGCCAGCGTCTTGAGATAGGCGTCCAGCTCGGATGCAAAGACCGCCTTTACCTCGGGCAGGGTCGTACTGCCGTCCAGGGTGAGCTTGGCGGCGACGTGGATGGGCAGGCTTTGGGCGGCGGCTACCGTCACGGTGGCCCCAATGGGCCGTTCCTCTTCGATGTGGGCCGCCGCAGCCGCCACGATCTCCGAGGAGGCGGGCTCCATGTCGGCGTCCACCAGCACCACCTTCACCGTGCCCGCCCCATTCCAGAGCGGGAAGATCTTCGCGCCGCCCACGCCCGCCACCTCCATGGCCCACTGCTCATAGTGATAGGCATTGCCAGAGGTGGCCTGACGGCTGCGGAAGTCCCGGATGCGCTCGTACAGCGCCGCGTCGCTCTCCTGGTCCGTGCCGCCGGTGGCGGAAGCGTTGGTCCAGGCGGACAGAGCCGTCATAGTCGTCACCATCCGGGTGATGGCTCCGGCCTCCACGTTGTACGCGCTTCCGATCTCTGTGGCCTCCGCCGTGCCCGTGTCGCTCCCGCCGGTGAGCAGGACGTCCTCCAGCAGGGCAAATTCCAGCCCCTCCAGGGTGAGAAAAACCGTCCCCGCCGGTATCGTGGACCCTGCCGTGCCGGTCAGGGTCATGGTGCAGCGGGCCCTGGTGCCTGGCTTTCGCGTGATGCCGTATTTGGCCCCCTCCAGATCCAGATACCCGCCGGCGCTTTCATCCGGGAAGGCGATGGAGATCACCGCGTTCATGGCCTGGTAGACCTTCCAGATCTCCACCGCCGCCGGGCCCGCCATGGAGTCCAGAAAGCTCCCCTCCCGGGTCTCCAGACTATCTCCTGCCTCGGCCAGGATGGCCGCCTTGATGCTCTCAGGTGTGATCGACTCAAACAACTGCGCTCACCTCTCTTGTGCCGTATACCGTGCGGACCGTGCAGGCGATGGACAGTGCGCCGTCGGCAAAATCCACCGTGACCGCATCTACGCCGCTGATGTATGGATTGATTTCCAGCGCCTCCCGCACATAGCGCTGGGCCTCTGCCTGCTTCAGCGCCTCGGTGTAGGGCTGGCCGATTAGGTTCTCCAGCTCCGTTCCAAAGGCCCAGGAGTAGATCTCATGCCGGAACCGCGGGGTGTGCAGGGCCAGCCAGGCCCACACCGCCACCGCCTCGGCCCCCTCTACCGTCACCGGCTCCCCCTGCCGGAATACCGGTAGGTTTCGCGCATAGTCCCATTGGACCTCCCGGCACAGCGGCAGCTCCGTCTCTACCGGGGCCGCCTCCGGCTGCACCACCGGAAAAAGCTCCAGGCTCATACGCTCACCGCCTTACATAGGATGATGTAGCGCTGCGCCTCCTCGATGGGGAGCAGCACCACCAGGTCCCCCGCCTCCAGGCCATAGGGCAGCAGGCTCGGTGCGGCCAGCAGGTCCTCCCGCTCCTGTGTGGTTCCTTCGGCCACCACCCGGCAAGGCTGTTCGGGGGCCTCCCGGCTGGGCCAGGAGCTCACCGTTCCAAGGCAGAGCCCTCCGGCCCCGCCGCCGTCTCCCTGCAAAGCCTTTGCCAGTTCCATGTATGGATTCCCTTCCATATCGTCCTCACAAACTCCATTCCGCTTCGCCCGCTCATTTGCGGGCGTCCGCTCCATTTCGTTGTTCGTCCTCTCCCCCGAAAGCCGATCCGCGGCTTCCCGGGGCGCCCCCTAAGCATCCGGCAATTTCCCCGCATCCTGCTCGTCCATGAGGCTGCGGAAATTAAGCACTAATTTTGTGGTGTACGTCCCGCCCTTCCAGATGTGGGTGTCGCTGTCGATCCAGCACAGGCCGTACAGCCCTGTCACCGGCTCCTGAAGCACCACACAGCTCCCGGCGATCAGGGCCGGATTCCCCCGCACCTGCACCGTGATCTTCTGCTCTGGGGCGTTGTCCTCCAGCAGCTTCCTCGCCTCGGCACTGGCTTCCTTTCCGCGGCCCTCCGTGATGGTGCTCTGAAACACCCCGTACCGGGTGACCGAGGCCCCGTCCTGGATCGGACCTCCCCTGGCCGTGCCGTTCTTGTCCAGGATCTGCACCCGGTTTACCAGGCGCTCGATGCTGTCCGTGGCGGTCAGGCGGATGAGGTTGGCTCCGGGCCGGATCACCAGGGTCTCATCCCCCTGCTTTTTCTCAATGACCTCCAGGGCCTCGCCCCGGAACCGCACCAGATACCGGCCCCCGGTGGCGGCGGCGGCCAGGGTGTAGGCCGTCTGGATGATCTGGTAGAGGCTCACGCCGGGGAAGTTCCGGCTGATTGCCTGCCCCGTCTGGGCCAGGCGGCCCACCGCGATCCCGAAGTCGGCCGCGACCCGCTTTGTAATGGCCTCCGGGGTCTGGTTGCGGAATTTGTAAGACGCCTGATTCCGCTTGAGGAACAGCCCCCGGTCCGCGCAGGAGATCTCCACGGTGTTGGACAGGGTGTCCCGCTGCCGGGAGAAGACAAAGCCGTCAAAGAGCGGCTCACCGCCCCGATAAAACTGGACCCGGCTGCCCGGCGGGCAGTCTAGGGCAGGCAGCCGCCCGTCCTCGCTGCTGCACAGCAGCGGAAAGTCCAGGGTCCGGGCCGCCTGGTCATAGCTGCCGCCCCAGGTGAAGCTCTGGCACAGCGCCGTAGCCCCCCGCGTCCCGCCCCCCGGCGGCGTCAGCAGCAGTCTCAGGTCCTCACTGGCCACCGAGTATCCCTCCCCCGTTCAGGTGGGACTTCGCGGAATCGAACGCCTTCTTGAAGTCCGAGTGATTGGCGACCTGCACCGCGTCCTCCTTGGAAAGCTGCACCTTCCACCGCCGGTCATTATCGTCGTAGCGGGTCTTGGTCGCCGTGGCTGCCTGCCGGGACCGGGACGGCGCGGCCGCCGCCGGCAGCTCCTCCCGGGCGGGTAGCCGCAGCACCTGGCCCGGATGGATGAGGTCCGGGTTGGCGATGCCGTTGGCCGCCGCCAGCCGGCCGTAGAGGGAAAAGTCCCCGTAAAACCGCCGGCAGATGGCGCCCAGGGTGTCCCCCGCCTGTACCGTGTAGGTGTCCGACCGCTCCGGCTCCGCCTCGGCACTCCGGTTGGCGTTCCCGGTCTGGCTGGATTGCACCGTGTCCGCCTCCAGCGCCCGATAGCCCCGCAGGGGTATGGTGCAGTACAGGTCTCCCGTGCCGTCCTGCTCCCGGTAGCGGATGGGGTCCAGGATCACCGCCGCGTTGACCGGCGTTCCGGACACCACGAAGCGGAGCACCGTCCCCGCGTCGCTCCACTTCTCCAGTTGCTCCAGATAGACCCATGGATTGGTTCCCGCCCCCGGCTGGAGGAAGGGATAGGCTTGGGCCGGAAGCAGGCACTCCAGCTCGGTGTCCAGCAGCACCGGCAGGCCGGGCAGATTCACGTCCCCCACCTGCTGCATGGAGATGCTGTTGGCCTTCCGGCCGTGCTCGATGTCATAGCCCTTTGGCGTCACCGGCAGCACCAGCTCCCGGCCCGTCTCCGTGTCCTTGAAAATGAATTGACGTGGCATAGCTTATACCCCCAGTTGGACCGCACGGGCCACCTCGCGGGCCAGCTTCTGCGCTACCCGGTCCTCCATAGCCGCGTCCGAACCATAGAAGCTGTTGCCGGTCACCGTTACCTGCACGGTTGGACCGCCCCGCTCTTCCGCCCGGGCCTGGGACGCCGTCAGCACCCGCTCCCCCTCGTGGAGCAGCGCCGGGAAGTTGTCGTAGGGCACCCGGTTCAGGCCCACGGCGAAGCTCCCCGGGTCTATGTCAAAGTAGCTGTTGTTGCCCCCGCCGCCAAATGCCTCCCAGGAGCTCTGGATTGCGGTGGCGTTCGCAGCCAGCTTCATGCCGTCCGCGATCCCAGCGGCAACCCCCTTACTGTACCACTGTCCGCGCTCATAACCGGCGTCCCAGTAGTCCTCGTTCATGGCAGTGTCGGCCCGGATTCCATCCACCAGGGCCTTCTCCGCCGCCAACGCCTCCTGGGCCTCGTTGCTGGCGTTATACTCATTCATGCCCTTTACTTTTCCTTCTTTCGCCAGAGCTCGTACTCGTTCTTCGCCGGGTCCAGGGTGTGGGCGACCTGCACCACGTGCCTTCCGGTATTTTCGAAGTTGGGACAACATCTTGCGGAGCAGCTTATTTGCGGCATCCCGGTCTGGGGGAAGATGCTGGTCGCCATAGGTCAGCACCACATGCAGATCCCTCGCACAAAAATTGGCTGCCAGCATCATCTCCAGCTTTTGCCATGACCTGCGCATATTGATCAGCTCTTGGGCCTCCTTTGACATTCGGCCTCGGCTTGCCCGCTCCTCCGGGCCGTCTCGGACAGTCGGTATGGTATAGCAAACAACAGCAGACAGACGGCCTCCAGTGACTGTTTTGATTCGCTTTGCCATTTTAACCCTCCGCCCGGGCTAACGCCTGATCGATGAGCCTCCAATCGCCGATTGTCAGCTTTTCTCCAAGGAGAGCAGACCTAAGCATGCTCTCTGTCAGGTCGCCGCCCACGAGTTCACGCAGACACCCAAGACCCCGCGCTTGGCGAAAGCACAGCAGCCGATCATAAACCGCCCGCTTTTCGGCTGCATGTGGGCCCATAAATTTGCTCTGGCCTGGATCTGGCTCTGCGGGAGGATCTGGCTGCAACTGCGTTGGGCCTTGGGGCAGGCGGCTTATGAATTGGAAGGCATCAACATCGGCGCCAAAAATGGTAACACCACCCAGATCAGGGACATCCACAAACTCCCATGAGACATCTGACCTAAGGACGAGCAAACCAAGTTGCAGACATTCCAGGACATAATCCCTCATTTCTTCCATGCAAGGTTCTTTCCCCGGCTCAGGGATTCTCAGGATCATTACTTTAGCCATTGTCGGCCCTCCATTTATTCACTCTTTGATTCCACGCCACTACTTCCGTTTCTTCACTTGAGTGCATCTCGGTGAATGCATTGCCGCACACAGGGCACAGCGGATCATCCCCGGCTACGAAGTATTCAGAGCAACAGTATCCGATGCGAGGCGGTACCCTGCATACTGGGCACGGCTTCAATTCATCCATGCTGTTTCCTCCACTCATCCAAATCATGCTGTGCCTTGCTCACATGGCTCCGGCACGCTTTGCACTCCGGGAGCCAATCGTCCGTCTTTAGGTCTACGTAACCAGAGCAGTAATACTTCGGTTTTCCGTTCTTGTACCATTCGATTGACGGTCCGCCACGTCTTTTGACCTTTCCGTGCTCTTTCGCTTTACACGCCACGCTGTTCCTCCTCCGGCATATCCGGTCTCAGCGGGCGGCCACACATCTCCTTGCCGTCCACCTCGTGGGTCTCGCTCAGGAACCGCTCCCGCTCCTCCGCCGGCAAGGCCAAGAGCGCCAAGGCTCTGCTAAAGTCGTCTCAATAGACACCGCTGCCACCCCCTTGCAAAACGCTTTTCAATCTGATAAAATGAACCTGGTTTTTAGAGCAGAACCAAGGGCCTGTGCGTCGATGCCCGTCGGCGCGTGGGCCCACTTTTTTTATGCTCATGGGGTCGGCCTCCAAATTTCCAATGTTTGAGTTCGTTTGTCCTATGCATGCTCCTGCGCATAGCGCAGGGCCATGGCGGCCTTCCCCAGTCCCTCCACCTCGGAGAGAATCTTATCGTACAGGGGCCGCTCCTCATTGTCGATTCGTCCGTCGGCCCCAATGGATAGGAGATCCTTGTCCCTATGCTTATCGGCAAAGGCATAGATTTGACTGAGAAGCTGCATGATCGCCTCTGACAGGGGCATCTCCGCCATCTCTGGGATGATGCGCCGGGCCAGCTCCGCGTTGGCCCGCAGGTGCTGTACGGCCAGGAAGCGGTTGTCATAGAGGTCCACCATTCTGGACACGACTTCATCGGATGGGACCCGCTGCCCCTGCTCATAGGCTCGGATACTCTCAACGCAGATGCCAAGGGCCTCGGCTGCTCTTTCCTGGGTCAAACCGGCAGTCTTGCGCGCAGCTTGATAGATATTCCGGTAGTTGTCGTACATGGTAATTGTTCCTCCCGGCGGGTATAATGATGGTAGTCAGCAGGCTTCCACGTCGTCCATCAGCGTAATGGTGCCGTCTTGCTGACAGATGACCAGGGCCGTCTTGCCGTCCCGGTACGTAATGCGGACTGCATTGCAGGTCAGCGTATCCACCTGCCGCAAGCTCTGGGGCGGGACCTGTCGCTCCAGCCATTTCTTGATGTTGTTCTGTTCCGTAGTGCTCGGCATAAACATAAGGTTCTCCTCCAGATCATGATAAGAAATACTCCACCCATTGCGGCAGGCCCAGGCAAAGCAGGACCATGCCCCCAAGCAGCAGGCCGTCCCGGATGCGGGTCATGCGCGCATCGCCTCCTTTACTGCCTCGCAGATTGCCTCGAACGGGATCAGTAGCCCGCCCTCTCTTTTGTACCGGACCAGTCCGCCCGGGCTGATATTAAATGTGTACCTGGACTCCCCTTCAACGGACATCCCGAAAGGGGCCCTCTGCTCCCGCAATGCCAGACGGAGCGCCATCTCCGTCCAGCCAATGTATCTGGCCGCCACGGCCAGGGGTACGTTATCATAGGACAGAATTTCTTCATCCGTCGGGGCGGGTGGCTTTGGGTGTATTCTGCGGTTCAAGATTTACGCCCCCTTCCTCTTAAAAGTACGTTCTATCGGACAGGTAATGAGATTTTCCGTAAGCCCGCCTCCTTTCAGTTCGCGGCCAGATCGGCCTGGTTGCCTCCCGGCCCCGCCCTGTGGTAAGATGTGGGCAGAGAAAGGAGGTGGGACTGCGCAAAGCAATCCGGGTATTTGAAATTGACTCCATGCCTCATTCATGGAGCGCTAGCAATCCTGCGAGCATCGGTGATATAAATAAGCTGCGAGATAGTATCAAAGCCGTGCTCAGTGCATTTGTTGACGAACTTGAGAAAAAATAGCATAGGCGCCGTCAGTTACTGCTGGCGGCCTCCTTTTTACAAAACTCAATCATCCCGAGGTTGTTTAATCTGCTGTAACACTGATATATGGTTTCCTGTGCCTTGGTCAGCTCTTCCAGAATTTCCTTTAGCTCTTTATCATCTACTTTGATTGATACGGAATAGACGTTCATCGGTGCTTTCTCCTTTCACCTCGCGGCCGGATCGGCCTGGGGTCCGGGTGGTTCTTGGCCATAGAGGGCATCAATGGTGCAGTGGAGTGCCTCAGCAAGTAGTGGCAGCTTGTCCGCGCTGGGGTACCCTTTTCCCGTCTCCCACTTATAGACGGCCATCTCCGTCACTCCCAGCGCCTCGGCCACTTGGGCGCGGATCAGCCCACGCTGCTCCATTATTGTGTCAATAACAGCGCTATTACGGACACTATAAGAGATACGCAGGCAATTCCAAGCCGGATATAAGCGTCTACCGGGAAGCAACTGAATTTCCGCAGCCCATTTTTATAGTGCGTCAGGCTCCATTCTTCGTCTTTCCGCATTTCCTCACCTCCCTCTGCGCTCGACCTAACTCACCACTGCGGCAGGCCCAGGCAAAGCAGGACCATGGCCACAAACAGCAGGCCGTCATGGATGCGGTGCAGTCGTTTCATTGGTCTAACTCCTCTCACACGCTGTCTTGGTTGCCTCCCAGCCCCGCCCTGTGGTAAGATGTGGGCGGAGAAAGGAGGTGGAATCTATGGATTATCGTTTAGAGCAGGATATCAAACGCTTTTTCTTGGTATTCCAGGGACGCACAGAGAACCTGTTTCTCCGAATGCCCCAACAGGACCAAAAAGAGTTCAACGAGGAACTGGCACTCCTGAAGGCATCTGTCCTGAACCGAATCAAAACCGCAGTCACACCTTAGTGGGCCTTGTTTGGCTCATTAACAGCTCCTGAGAAACTTCCAGTGCATCTTCTGCCTCTTTGTAGGTCACTGCGCGGGAGATCACCAGCGCCGTAATCTCTTCGCCTAGCTTCTTTGACACCTCATTGGCCTCTATCAGTCGATACGGATTTAACATTGTACTCACTCCTTCGTACTTTTGCGCTTATGCGTCAGATTAAGAAGCCGCACGTCTAGTTGCTTCAAACAGGACGCTAGCAACTTCCGGCAAAACTGCGCTTTCTGCCGGAGTTGCCTTTTCTCCCTCTGCCACTCGTTTTACGAAGCACACAAGACTCTTAATTATCTCTTCATATTGCTCTCTGTTCATGGACTCTCCCTCCTTTCAGCTCGCGACCGGATCGGCCTGGGGTCCGGGTGGTTCTCGGCCATAGAGGGCATCAATGGTGCAGCCCAGCACGTCAGCCAGTTCGGGAAGTTTAGAGGCATTTGGCATGGCTGCTCCCGATTCCCATTCTGCCACCGTCGATTGCCCTACGCCTAACTCACAAGCCAGCTTTGTCTGTGTATAACCTTTTGCCGTTCTTAGCTCCTTTAGACATTTCATTGCTTCGCCTCCCTTCATATGACTAATAGCGATATCGTTTACAACGATATACTAAGGCTTGTTTTTGCATTTGTCAAGCAAAATATCACTATTTTATGACTTTCTCTTTGGTCTCCTTGTAAATAATCGGTGTTTCCGATATTATGGCATCGACAGGAGTGATTCTATGAACAGACTTAAAGACGCTCGAAAAGCAAAAGGATTAACTCAAACTGAAGTTGCGCAATATATCGGCATCGGTCAAGGGGGGTACTCATACTGGGAAAGTGGGCGCAGCAAAATTGACAGCCACTCGCTCTCCCGTCTGGCTGAATTATTTGATGT